TCGGGGCAGTGCCATCAGCATTGGCCTCGATCACGGTAGCAACCTGCGAAATATCAAACATCGGCAGGTCAAAGGCAACGGCCAGTGCCGCAGCGTCCACCAGAATGGCAGTACCAGAAGCAACGTTGTTACTGCTGACGACTTCCACACCCATCAGACGGCCAGACTCCAGTTCATCACGCAGCGTCATTTCGCCAAGCGGACTGGTAAGCATGGACAGGCCAAGTCGATCAACGCTATTGATCAACAGCACGGGGCGAATGCCCATGTTATTGGTGACCAAGGCACCGACCAGGGTCTTCATGTCAGCGATCAGCGCGTCCAGACCGGTGTCCGTGGACTCGGTAGACTCAGTAACGCCGTTCAGTAGACCAGCCGGGCGCACACCACTCACAGCGGCGGCAGTGCTCAGTAGCGCGTTGTCCAGCACACGGGCATATGCCTTCTGCATACCATCACGCAGCAGTGCCTCAGCCTGAGGCGTACTACGCTCAACAAGCTCCATGGTCAGCGTAGTAATGGCAGCCAACTTGTATCGGCTGATGGTGGTAGACCCGAAGCTGAAGGTCGTCAGCGGGATCGCACCGCCTTCACCAACCCACGCCGGCTCGCTCGGAGTAGCCGACAGCGGTTCCATACGCGGAACTGTGATACTCTGGTAGCCGTCAAACGAAAGCTGCAACGCACGATTGGCCAGCGCCGCACCGACACTGTTGGGCTCCAGGGTTTCCAGGAAGCCACGAATATCGGTCTGCACCAGTTCAGCGGCCCAAGTGCTGGTCGTGGTAGTGCCGGGCGCAACAGCAGTCTTGCGACGGTAGTCCATCACGGCCTCCAGTGCCTGATGCCCCTTGTACCGTTCTGCCATTACCTCAGCTTCATTCCGCTTGGTGACGTGGGCAATCGCCTTGACCAGCGCCATCTGTACAAGCAGATCACCGGGCTGCTTGGCAATGTTCTTGTACGGCTGGATGATGGCAGGAGCCTGACCGCCAGTCTGCTGAGGCACACGGTCGGCCAGTGCCTTTTCAGCTTTCTTCAAAGCCTCAAGGGTCTTGGTGCTGGATTCAACTTGGGATGAAAGTTCCTCAACCTGCACCAACAGCGCCTCTTCATCCGGGGCTGCCTCAAGGGCTTCGGTAGCGGATTTCAATTCATCCTTTTTCTTGATCAGACTCTCTTGAGCCTGCTTGATTCGATCTGCGAGGGACATCAGTTTTGCCTCATCAATTGGTTGGCGGCGAGAATCGCCTTTTTGGCCCGATCAATAGCGGACGCAGTGTTTTCGCCAGACACGGCGGAAGAGGCAGAACCGTCAGAATTGGCCCCGCCGACCTGCTTATGGGCAGGTAGATGAAAATACTCACGTTTTGCTTTGAGCAACCTGACACGGTCGTGAATGCTAAGACCACTCAAGTAGTCCTTCGCAAAGCTCAAAGCGTTTGGATTGGCTGGAACTGCACACAAAGAACATTCCATCAATGCGTTCCCAGAAAGAATATACCCATCCCATGGGTCTTTCTCATCAATGGGATCCCAAGACTTTGGTAGGAATCCAACCGACACCGCTTTTAGAATACGTTGCTCCACCAAAGAATGCAATGTATCTATGAATTCTGAAGTTCCGCGTTGCGCCAACACTAGCCTACCTACTAGCTTTTCGGCTTGAACGCGAACATTCTCCCACCGGCCAATCGGCAGTGTATGGTCATGTGCGTATAGAGCAATCGGGTTCCTTTTGAAATCACGCAGGTCCCAATCCTGCATGACAATATCGCCAACCCGGTCTCGGTCTGCAGTTGACATTACGAACTCATAAGGGTCATCTTCACTTTGAAGACCAGCCTTAAAAACCAATTTATCTGTCATGTTAACCTCTACATTCTTACGTCTTTATTTTCGTAAACAGAACTTTCTTGCGGTGTTTCTATTGCAAACAGCCAACGAGCCAGCGCCATTATGGTAGCAACCGGGCCGTCAATCTTGTTTTCTTCTCGTTCTTTTCGTGGGAATATATTTTCTTTTCTGTCTGTTTTAACCACGACATTACTGATCATCCAGTTATAAACTGGGTTGTTGTTATGAAATAGAAGACCCTGCCGCGCCAGTGCTTCAAACTCTTTCATCGGCTCACTAAAGTTCCGAACTGTGGCCGGGAACTCTATCATGGGCACACCTTTTCCCATCAACCGTTGTGCCAACTGGGTAGCCTGCCATGGATCAAACGGCACTTCTTTAACTAGAAACTTTTTGCAATCGTTTTCTATGTCTTCTTCAATTATTTCGAAATCAATAACCTCGCCCGGTGTCACAGTCAAATGACCACCAAGTGACCAACCCAAATAATTGTTGTTCCTATTCTTAGTAATGGCTCCTTCAGGAACATACAATTTTGGAATTATGAAATACTTGTACGGGTGCTTAGCACTTACTTCTAAATCGTTCGGCCTACGAAATAAAAGAATGCGTGCAGCAATATCAACCTTACTGGCAAGGTCAAGTGCCATCATGCACTCTTCACCAGTAAAATCATCTTCATCACACGGCAATGCTTGCTTAGACCACACAAGGCTATCCATCCAACCTTCACTTGCATTCGTCCATTCGTTCAGATGTTTCATTCTAAACGAATTTTGAAAACTGGGTATTTGAATAGCCCGCTGAGCCAACTGTTCTATAGTATCAGGTACTACAGAATATCCCCAATTTGGATTTGCTTTAATCCAAGTATCCTTTTGTGTCCAATCGTCGCCAGGATCAATAGTGTAGATTATGGCAAAGAAAGAGTCGTCTGTGATTACGCCTTCCAATACTTTCTTAGCATAATCGTGTACTTCAAACCCAATGCCGCCCTGATCAGGTCCAGCCGTGGTGATCATCCATATCAAAGGTTGTGTGCGCTTACCTGTTGCTGTTTCCATAACATCATGTACTTCACGACTCTTATGCCGTGCAAGTTCGTCCAATATGGTAAGGTGAACATTCAACCCATCAAGCGAACTGGCGTCAGAACTTATGGCTTTGAAAACGCTGTTCGTATCATCTTGAGAAATAGTGTGGGCATGCGTGAAAACGCCAGCACGATTAAGAAAGTGCTGGCGTTTCTTTGCCATCGCTTTGGCTACATTAAAAACTATCTGTGCTTGATCTCTGCTTACCGCGCCACTGTATATCTCAGCGCCGGCTTCATTATCGGCCGTCAGCATGTAAAGCCCAGCCGGAGCAACCATGGTTGATTTGCCGTTACCACGCGGAACTTCTGTATAGGCTTTACGAAAACGCCTTGCTCCGTCAGAAACACGCATCCAACCAAAGATGTTTAAATATATAAATTTCTGCCACCCGGTAAGATAGATATTTTCTCCAGCTTGAGGACCCTTGATATGCGGCATCATCTGCACAAACCGCATAACTCGGTCAGCGGCTTCCCAGTCCATGTAATACCGCTGACCATCCATATGCCGGTCACGAAAAAAGCGGCTGACAGCCGCTTTCACCAACCCACATGTTGGAACTTCATCCAAAGCAACTTGGTTTGCATAGTCTAATGCTTCTATACAATTTTCCGGTAAGTCACCCAAGGATTTCATCCCATTCTTCCTCTTCAGGGTCAATTACCGGACTATCTTCTACTGCTTCCTCAATAATCTTGGAACGGTGTTTTGGTGACAAGCCAAACTCAGCGCACAAAGAACGAACGGAAGAGAAAAGACGACCCCGTTCAGCCAACAGTGGATGTGCTTTACGGTAGACCTTATTGTCTGAACCTTCAACCGAAACTATCGACCCATCAAGGGCAATAGTTTCGCACACATCCAAGTATTGGGTAAATTGGATACACAAAGAAAGAAGAAGGAATTTGTCAGTCACCTGTGCCGTATTGGTTCGCAGCACAATTTCCATGACATTGTCAAAGATACGCTTTTGCTCCTTATTCATCCATGAAGGTGCCGGCAACCCGGTTGCTTCAGTAAGCAGTTCAGACTCTACCGAACGTTTCTTCTGACGACGATCATTTGCAGATCTATCGGCTTGATTATGCAGCCTACGGGTTGGTTCCTTACGTGCCCG